CGTGCCGGACTTTATACGTGCGGGTGCTGTGAGTTATAACAAGGGTAGTATAGACTTTGACAATGGTAGTCGCATAGTGAGTGCTACTACAACAGAAAACACTGGTCGAGGTATGAGTATTTCGTTACTATATGCAGATGAGTTTGCGTTCGTCCGCCCTACTATCGGGCGAGAATTCTGGACTTCGATCAGTCCCACACTAGCAACTGGTGGTAAATGTATTATTACTAGTACGCCTAACAGCGACGAAGATCAGTTTGCTACACTGTGGAAAGGTGCTAACAAACAGTTTGATGAGTTTGGCAATCCTACTGAGTTAGGGCAAAACGGATTTAAAGCATTCCGTAGTTATTGGAACGAACATCCAGATCGTGATGAAGCCTGGGCAGTACAGACTCGTAGTCAGCTAGGTGATGAACGTTTCCGTCGCGAGATGGATTGTGAATTTATTATCTGGGACGAAACTTTAATCAATCCTAGTTATCTAATAGAGCTACAAGGTATTGATCCAATTGAGCGCCAAGGACAGGTGCGTTGGTATAAACGCCCAGATCCTACAAAGACTTATTTGGTTGGATTAGATCCTAGTCTAGGCACTGGCGGCGATCCTAGTGCTATACAGATATTTGAATTACCTACATTTATCCAAGTAGCAGAATGGCAAAATAATCGCACACCTGTACAGCAACAGATAGGTATTCTAAGCGAAATTACCAAATACCTAGCAGAAACTGTGCCCGTAAATAGCATTTATTATAGTTTAGAAAATAATACCCTAGGTGAAGCGGCACTGGTCAGTGTAGCAGAAATTGGTGAAGAAAATATCCGAGGTACATTCTTAAGCGAGCCCGCAAGAATGGGCACTAGTCGTAGATATCGAAAGGGATTTAATACATCAAATAAACCTAAGATTACTGCCTGTGCTAAACTTAAGAGCTTGATAGAAAGCAAGCGTATGACCATATACAGTCGCCCGTTGATCAGTGAGCTTAAAACCTTCGTAGCTAGTGGATCTGGATTTGCGGCTAAACCGGGCGAAAGCGACGATTTAGTTATGAGTTTGGTATTAGTTATACGCATGGCACAGCTATTACAAAGCTATGATGCTAGTTTAGACACCGCTATGAAAGATGGCTTAGATGATTTTATCGAGCCAATGCCATTTATAATGCTTTAAGATAAATACTTACATGAGAGAAATTAACAAAATCGCAGAAGGTCTATTTGAAAAAATCCGTGATAGATTTGAAGATGTCAGCCTAGGCAACGATAACGCTAAGGCTACTACAGATCCACAAAAAGCACGTTTTTTTAACTTTGACTATGTTGTAGATGATACAAATCATGGTAATATTACCATGAGTTTGATCGATGAAACCAGCTTAAAAGTCTACTTTAGCAAGAATATCAGCAGTGATCTAGATGACGAACAAAAGAAAGAATGGTATAGCTTCTTGCGTGAACTGCGTGAATTTGCCCGCAGAAATCTATTGAGCTTTGAACCACGTGATATTACACGATCAACATTAAAGCATCGTGATATCCAACAACAAAGCAAAGCAGACAGCACCTATGATGCAGATGAAGTAGTTGCTGAAAGCCGTATGTATGGTACCTTAAATCGTAGCTTTGAAAGTTTTGGTCCTGTACGTATTAAATTAGCACATACTAAACCCATCATGGACGAATCACACGGTGCTCGTAGTCGCAACATTGCCGCAGTGTTTGTTGAAAACGATCAAGGCGAGCGTTTCCGCTTACCATTTACTAACCTAACTGGTGCCCGTGCTATGGCACGTCATGTTAGCGCAGGCGGAGTCCCTACAGATGATTTAGGTAGCCATATCACTGAAATGGTTAACGAGATGTCTACCCTACGTCCTTTTGTTCGTGGTATGGCTCGTAGAACATTTGAGGACGCTGTTACTAAAGAAATGGTAGAGTCAGCATTTGGCTATCATGCACTATTAAAAAATACCTTAAAGAAATTGAAAGGTAAAAAGGGTTATACAGAATTTAAAGAAAGCTTCAAACCAGCATTGGTCGAAGATGACGCAAACGTAGCAGAACTAAAAGAATTGTTTGTTAAGAAAACACTTGACGAACGCATTGAACAAGCATTACCATTGGTACATAAGGCATATACAATCATGAAAGAAAACAACAATCCATACGCACAACAATTTGAAAATTGGGCTAGTACAGTTGCAGAAGGTAGCTGGGCACTTCCCGACACTGATGATGACATTGAACAATTAATTGATTGGTTAAGTGAAGAACACCCAGTGGGTGTTGATGCACAAGATGCTACTAATTCTCTATACAATATCATTGGTGATGATAGATTATTTGATCGTTTAGGAGAACTAGCAGAAATTGATCCTACGGCAGATGCACGCGATGTTGTTACAAGTTGGCTATATGATAACTTACCACAGGTTTACCAACGTATCGAAAGTGAAATGGGTGATCCAGATACACCAGCAGAACCAGCAGAAGATAATCAAGAAGTAGATGAATCATATACACCACCCCCTGTGATGATCAACGGTAAACAAGTTGATCTAGGCAGTATCGAATTAGACGGTGTTGAGTCATGGGATCGTCCAGACTACGCAGATGCCTATGCTAGCGCCGCAACTTTTACAGATGGTACAGCTTTGACAGATGACGAATTAGATACATTAAGTGACCAGCATGGCGATATTATTAATATGCGAGCACATGATATGTTAGAAACTGTAGCATCAGATATGGCAGATGAAGATGAATCAACATTAGATGCAAGTTCAACATATGGCCAAGCTATTCCCGGTGGCACAGAAAACATGTTAGCAACAACAAATGAAAGTGATGACCAAGAAGACCAATTGGCAAATATTGAATCAATACAATCAGCAATTATCCGTAGAATCTTAAACAGCATCAATGATCATAGCGAGTTACTTAAAAAAGCAGGCCCAGAAGGTATCATGAATGCCGCAAGTGATGTAGCATCATTCCACGCACCAATGGAAGAAATAGGCTCGAGCGATGTCAGCATCATGGTCCGTGAAGTATATCGTGAAGTAGGTGTAGAATATCCAGAAGAAGTAAACGAAGATAAAGAAGAATGTAAATATTGCGGAGGTGATTGTCCAAACGATGAAGAACACGCTTGCGATGGCTACTTAGGCGACATTGATGACTTATATAAAGTAGCAGAAGCCAAAGACAAAGTAACATACGATCCTAAGACAGGTAAATTGACAGGCTGGGAACACGAAGGTGATTGGAAAAAACAAACTAAGAAGAAAGATCCTGTAGGCAAAATCCATCACATGAGCGACGTTGCCCGCAGACGAACAGAAAAGATGACAAGTGATGAAACACTAGAAGAGGCATTTGAAAGAGCATTAAACGAAGCGGCAATTAACGTAGGTGATATTATTAAAGATAAAACTCAACCAGAAATTACAGGCAAAGTAGTAGGCGACATAGATGAAAACTATATTATACAAGTAGAAGATGATCAATACCACATTAAAAAATTAAACGCAGAAAAGGTAGCTAAAGAAGCGATTGAAATGCCGGATAATCCAGACTACAGTGGCTATGATAAACCAACTTTCCAACGTAAAGGCATTACACCAGGACAACCAAACAAAACGTTACCAGGCATGAATGATAAGAAAAAACCAGGCTGGGTGGGAGTAGATACTACTAAACCTGCTTACCAAAGACAAGCCGATTATGAACAAGAAAGAGAACAAATGAAGAAATTAGCAGGTGTAAAATAATACAATATAAGAGAATCACCAAAAGGGCTTACCGGCCCTTTTGTTTTGGCTAAAATATTTGAAAATATCACTTGCGGAATAAATAATAGTAGCGTATTATGTATAGATGCATAACACGTTTAGGCATATTAAAGACCAACTTAAAACACAAGGAGTAATAACATGGCAACATCATTAGCAGAAATCCGTGCAAAGTTACAAGCATCAGAAAACCGTGGCACAGGCGGTAATTCACAAGGTGGTGGCGACAACGCTATCTACGCACACTGGAACATCCAAGAAGGCACAAACGCTCGCATTAGATTCCTTCCAGACGCAGACACAAAAAACACATTCTTTTGGGCAGAACGAGCAATGATCAATTTACCATTTGCTGGCGTTAAAGGCCAAGCAGATAGTAAACCAGTCACTGTACAAGTACCATGCGTTGAGATGTGGGGCGAAGCATGTCCAATCTTAGCAGAAGTACGTACTTGGTTCAAGGACACTAGTTTAGAAGAAATGGGTCGTAAGTATTGGAAGAAAAGATCATATTTGTTCCAAGGGTTTGTGCGTGAGAATCCTATCACAGACGATAAGACACCAGAAAATCCAATTCGTAGATTTATTATTAGTCCACAGATTTTTAACTTGATCAAATCAGCATTACTTGACCCAGAGTTAGAAAACTTACCAACAGACTACCAAGGTGGTTTAGACTTTACAGTTACTAAAACATCAAAAGGTGGTTATGCTGACTATAGCACTAGTAAATGGTCACGCAAAGAATCTGCTCTAACAGCAGAAGAAGCTGCGGCAATTGAAACTCATGGCTTATACAACTTGAAAGATTTCTTACCTAAGAAACCAAGCGAAGTTGAATTGAAAGTCATGAAAGAAATGTTTGAAGCAAGTGTAGATGGTCAAGCATATGACGCAGAACGTTGGGGTAACTATTACAAACCAAGAGGCGTAACAATCGTCTCAGCTGAATCAGCTACACCTGTAGCACAAACAGCAACACCAGCGCCAGCAGATGAGGAATTTGAAACTGCACCAGCTGTTGTCGCTCCAGTGGTCGCAGAGGCTGCACCAGCAGCTCCTACAGCACCAGTTGCAACACCTCCAGCAGGTGGAACAGCACGTGCTGAAGACATCCTAGCGATGATCCGTAACCGTCAAAAGACTAGCTAAGTAGTACAATCTAGATGTTAAGTAGATTAGATAATATAATCTATCCAAACCGTTGTGAAGTTATAGAAATAGAAGCTTCACAACGGTACATCTACCCCATTTTTAAAAATGGCAGTAGTAGTCTTAACAAATATGCACAAGCTCAAAAACTAAAAATTCTATTCAATGAGCAGATCAAAAAGTTATCTAATATTAATGTAATCATAAGAAATCCACGAGAAAGATTTATTTCTGGATTTAATACCTACGTCTATAACACTAAACAAAAAAATCCAGAATTAGATTTAGATACTATAATCTATTTTGCTGAAACATATTTATTTTTAAATAGACATTATGCTCCACAGTTCAGTTGGTTAGTCAATCTAACCAGGTATGCCGGCAAAAATACTAAACTACATCTAATAGGAATGGATAGTTTAAAAGAATTTACACCATTGGATATAAAGCCCAATGAAATAAAATTATTATCTGCCGAAGTAGTAGATAGACTAAACACTAATATACACAATGAAATGTATTTAAGAATTGATAATCTATTATTAACTTTAGTCGGTGAGAGTATGAAATTTGATGAGATATTAAAATATCTTAAAGATAACGATCCCAAGGCATGTGAGCATGTATTGTCCTAGACTAGACCATTTTGTTAGATTTAATCCCAACGGTACAATTGGTTGTTGTGGCCATATGAATAGTAATCCCAATTTTAAATCATATGACGAACTGCAATCTAGTGATTGGTTGAGAGATATAAAAGATGAAATGTCTCGTGATACATGGCCTATAGAATGTCAACGGTGTAAAAGAACAGAACAGGAATCTAATACCAGCATTAGACTAGATAGCATTAAACGAGATACTATTTTTAAACATGTTCGTAAAGACTATTTAATAGTTGGCGGCGTATTAGATAATGTATGTAACAGTGCTTGCTTGACTTGTAACGAACAACTTAGTACTAAAATTGGTAGTTTAACTAATAAAAAATATATTAAAATTAACAACTCTGACAAGTTTTGGGTATTACCACAAGAACGTATAATTCATTTAGACATTAATGGTGGTGAACCAAGTCACAGTAAAAATTACAAACACATACTAGCCAACTTGCCTAAAAATGTAAAGTCAGTAAGACTTAATACAAATTGCAGTACAGTCTTAGACGAATTGTTACCCTTAAAGGCTAGTGGTATTGATATTACTGTAACAGTTAGTTTAGATGGTATCGGTGCTGTGCATGATTTTGTACGCTGGCCAATCAAATGGGACAAGTTTTATAAAAACCTAATGACATATAAAACAATGCCAGTGAAATTAAATCTGTGGACTACAGTTAGCGTATTAAACGTAGATGATCTTCCAAATATCATAGCATTTGCCCAAGAACATGGCATTGATCACAGCTATGCTTATCTAACAACACCACAAGAATTAGCAATTGAAAATAAAGATACCCCAGAATCATTGGCATACATACAAGAACAAAAACGGTTAAGAGGTATGGAATGAAAATAGCAATTACAGGTGGCACAGCTGGTATCGGGCAAGCACTCGCTAAAATTTATCAGGAGCAAGGATACAAAGTTATTGTGCTTAGTCGTCGTAATGGTTATAACATTCGCAGCATACCTAAGGTAGCAGGTATGATTGAGCCTTGTGATGTGTTTATTAATAATGCCCAAGTGGGATTCGCACAAACTGAATTACTATTTGAAATATGGCGTCGTTGGCAAGGCCAGGATAAAGTTATAGTAAACATCAGTACACAAATGGTCTTAATGCAATATGCACCCAAAACAGAATGGGACGAATATATTGTGCAAAAGAAAACACTAGAACTAGCACAAGAGATTCTGACATATAGATCAAAATTACCAAAACTAATACTAGAACGTCCTGATGCTATTGCCACACAATCGGGTCAGACCGCGCCATTATATAAAGATGTCAATGAATATGCTAAAGAAGTTGTAGAAAGACTTAAGGATGTAATACATGGATGATAAAGAATATCTGACTAATCGGTCATTCTGCCCAATTCCATGGACTGGATTAATGTATAACTTCGATGGTAATATAAAAACTTGTATACGCAGTTCAGACCCAATTGGTAATATTAAAGATAATTCAATCGAAGAAATCGTAATGAATAGTAAAAATATGGATACACGCCATAAGATGTTAGGCCGCATTTCTGCTAGCAGATGTACACCTTGCTATAATTTAGAGTCAGAAAAAAATGATTTTAGTATTATCAGTGATCGTGTTTTTTATCTTAAAGAATTAAAAGAAGTCAATAAAGAACTTTATAAAACTGCTGGCCAATTTGATCTACATACCATTGATATACGTTGGAGTAATTTATGTAATTTTGCATGTGTTTACTGCGGGCCAAAATTTAGCAGCAAATGGGCTACAGAATTAAACGTAATCGATAATGGTCCCACGACCGAACAAAAACAAAAATTTAAAGAATATATATTCGAACATGCACCACAACTTAAACATGTTTATCTAGCAGGTGGGGAACCACTGCTAATGAAAGAAAATTTAGAATTGTTACAATTACTTAAAGAAAAGAACCCTACGGTTAATCTACGTATAAACACTAATTTAAGTAAAGTAGACACAAAGATATTTAATTTGATTTGTGAATTCGAAAATGTACACTGGATTATCAGTGTTGATGAAATGGGCGCAGAATTTGAATATGTGAGATACGGTGGTAAATGGGAAGATTTCCTGGATAATCTCGATCAGATTAGTAAACTTGATCATAAGATAACATTTAATATGTTACATCATTTATTAAACTATCGGTCATTATTTGATACTGTTAAATTTTTTAAAGAGTTAGGTTTCCACAATAATAGTTTTGTTATAGGAGCATTATTACAACCAGATTTTCTAAACATTAGACATTTACCAAATACTATGCTACAATCAGTAGAGCGAGAATTACAAGACTGGATTAGTCAAAAACCAGGATTTTTACTTGAAAACAGCCTAAGAAATGTGTTACAATATATAAAAACACCTGTAGAAAAGAATATCGAATACTGTTTGACACATATAGCAAAGATGGACCGGAGACGCAACATTAACAGCAGGGCAGTATTCACAGAATTATACAATTTAATAGAGGGCAAATAAACATGGCAAAACCATTCGATATATCAAAATTTAGAAAGTCAATCACTAAGTCAATTGAAGGCTTAGGTATTGGCTTTAACGATCCAACAGATTGGATTTCAACAGGCAACTACACATTAAACTACTTACTAAGTGG